GCAGACATCGGAAAACTTTTCGGTGAAGCAATCGCAAAAAAACAAGACCAAGACTTAATCGCATTATTCGATGGTTTTTCTGTTACATCAGGTGACGGAACAACTGCGATGAGTGCGGCAGTAGTATTTAATGTACTTTCTACATTGAGAGCAAACTCGCTTCCAATTAACGAATGTGCAATAGTATTACACCCTAAAATTGCTTACGATCTTAAAGCAAACTTAACTAATACTTTTGCAAACGCAAATGCAAACGACTTAGCTAACGAAGCACTAAGATCAGGATTTGTAGGAAGATTAGCTGGATTACCTGTATTTGAATCTGCAAATATGGCAAACACGGGTACTGCTGGTGACTACAAAGGTGGAGCATTCCATAGAGACGCAATCGCCTTAGCAGAAATGCAAGGTCTAAAGATTGAAACTCAAAGAGACGCTTCATTAAGAGCAGATGAAATTGTTGCTACGGCTGTATACGGAGTTGGAGAAATCCATGACTCTTACGGCGTAGAGTTACATTACGATTCATCTATTCAATAGTGATTAGAAACTTATGGGGGAGCAATCCCCCGTAGGTAAACTTAAAAGGAATTAAAATGGTAAATTTAGTAAAACAAAAATCAAAAACAATTAAATTAGAAAGAAATAATAAAGTTATTGAAAGATCTCTTGAAGATTATAATGCAAATAAAGCTAAATATGCATTTAGAGGTTTTAAAGTAGTTAAAGATTTGATAAAAGATAAAGATGACAAAATATTAGAATTTGAACCAAAGGCCAAAAATGAAAAAGCTAAAAAACCTAGTAGCAGAAGTAAAAAAAAGACTAAAAAAGATTTATAATTGGATTGTAGGAAACTATGGCTAATTACACAGGAGCAGACGTTATCACTTCCGCAGATGTATTAAAATACCAACCTGACGCATTTAGTTTTGGTATAGGAGCAACTGACACAGAAGCAGTTAATTTCTTTGCACAAACTACTAATGATATTTTAAGAGCATTAAGAGTAGAGTGGTGGCCTGTATATAAAACAAATATATTTACTGACATATCAGTTCTGAATACTGCTGAAATGGTTAATACTAAAGTTAATTTAGACCAATTTGAACGTGCAGGAGTTTATCTTTTTATTGGTAGATTTTTAGCACCAGCTTTATCTAAATTTAGACCCGAAGCGGACAAAGATAGATTTGAAAGAATGGGTGAGTATTATTTATCTCAATATAACCAAGAGTGGAAATCTATTTTAGAAGATGGCGTAGAATATGATTCAGACGCAGATGGAACTATTGTAACTAATGAAAGAGAGTCTTTACACGGCTTTAGAAGATTAACTAGATAATGTTAAACCTAAAAGTTAATTCTAATCTTAAACAAGTAAGAATAAGATATAACAGATTTTTTAAGAAGTTTCCAAATGTAGTTTTACAAGGCCTAGAGAGGGCTGGAGTACAATTAAAAGAAATCATATTAGCTAAGACGGATAGAGGAATAGATGTAAAAGGTAGAAGATTTGCACCTTACTCTAAAATGTATTCTGAATTAAAAGGTAAGACTAGAGTAGATTTACAAGATACAAATAGAATGCTTCAATCTATTACTTCAAGAGTTAAAACAAAAAACAAAGTACAAGTATTTTTTAGAGATCAAGGTATGGCTAAAAGAGCATTATGGCATCAGACAGGACAAGGTAATTTACCTGAGAGAAAGTTTTTTGGCTTTAATGATAGCACAGAAAGAGTTATACAAAGAACATTCGCAAAGTTTGTTAAACAAAAAATGAAAGCATTAAAGATATGAGCAAGAGAGAAGATATAGCTAGCCACATTGCTACCACAATTACAAACATATCAAGTCCAGCAATAAAGAAAGTTTCAAGACAACCTTTTCCATTAGACAAATTATCTGAACAACAATATCCAGCAGTATTAATTCAAACACAAGAAGAAAATAGAGATGACGCTGAATTAGGAAGTGGTGCTAAAACAAGAATATCTAATTTAGAGTTTTTGATTACAGGATATACTAAAGGATCAGAAAGTAATATTGATACAGCAAGAAATACTTTGATTACAGCTATTGAAACAGCATTAGAAACAGATGTTACAAGAAACAATAAGGCCTTAGATACAGAAGTAATAAGCGTTGAAACTGACGCTGGTTCTCTTTTCCCATATGGTGCTATCAGTATGGTAGTAAAAGTAATTTATGAATATGATAGCGGAACACCATAGGATAAATTATGAAAGCAACACTTATAGATGAATTAGAAAAGAAGTCAGAAAAAATAGAAAAATTAACAGATAAAATTTCAATAGTATGTCAAGAGATAAACGACATTGTGGAAAAACATAGAGAAGCAGAAGATGGGTCTTTAGATGAGTTTGAAGAAGATGAACAGTATGACCCAAATGAGTTAGAAGAAGATATTGACGAAGACCAAGAAAACGAATAATATAAGTTATGGCAAAAGATATTAAGTTATACAAAGGCAATCAAGTAATTAAAATAAATGAAACACAACTTGAAAGTTTTGTTAAACTTGGATATAAGCAAGAACAAGAAAAAATAATTAAACCAAAAAAGGACAATAAAAAATGGCAACACATCACGGAAAAGAAGGAGTTGTAACTGCTGGCGGTACTGAAGTTGGTGAACTAACTTCATTTAACATTGAAACGACAGGCGATGTTGTAGAAAATACAAAACTTTCAGATGCGGTTAAGTCGTTCACAACAGGGCGTACTTCATTCTCAGGAAGTTTAGAAATGAACTATGATGAATCTGATGCACCTCAACAAACTTTAACTGCTGGAAGTGAAATATCTTTCGTTTTATTACCTGAGGGTAATACAAGTGGCGATGAAAGTTTTACAGGTACAGGTATCATTACAGGTATGACAGTTTCAAATGGAATGGACGCAGTAGTTTCAAGAAGTATAACTTTTCAAGGAACGGGTGCATTGACTAGAGGTACAGTATAATATTAATTTATGTCTGTTATTGATAGAGCAAAATCTCATTTTGAGAATTTAGGTACACAATCTATTGAAGTGCCTGAGTGGAAAGATGATGATGATAAAGCAACAGTTCTTTATTGGAGTCCTATAACCCTTTCAGAAAAAAATAAATTATTTAAGAAATCAGATAATTTAACTGACGTAAGTATACTTGCTGACGTAGTTGTTATGAAGTCTTTAGACAAAGATGGTAATAGAGTTTTTAAATTAGAAGATAAACTAGCATTAATGCATAAAGTTGATTCTGATGTTCTTTCTAGGATAGCTACCGCAATGGTACAAGCTGTAACACCTGACGAAGTAAAAAAAAACTAAAAACTGATCCTCAATTAAAAAATTTACTTATTGTCGCTGATAGGTTAAAAATATCCTTATCTTCTGTTTTACAAATGGAAGAATGGGAGTATAATCATTGGGTCGGGTATATAATGCACGAAAACGAACAGCAAACCGAAGCGATGAATAAAGCAAGGCATAAATAATGGCACAAAATTTAGTATTAAATATTCTAGCGAAAGATAAAACAAAAGTTGCTTTTAATGGTGTTAAAGCTGGTTTAACAAATTTAAAGAATACATTATTTTCAGTTCAAACAGCAATACTTGGAGTTGGTGCTGGTTTAGTTGTTAGATCATTTATAAAAGTTGGAAAAGAAGTAGAGCAATTAAGATTAAGATTTTTCTTTTTATTTGGTTCAGTTAAAGAGGGTCAAAAGGCCTTTGATACTTTAGTTAAATTTGCTGGTCGAGTTCCTTTCTCACTAGAAGAAATTGCACAAGCGTCAGGTAACTTAGCAGTAGTTTCTAAAGACGCAGAAGAAATGGGAAGAAATTTAGAACTCGTTGGAAATATCGCCGCAGTTACAGGTATAGATTTTAGATTAACAGCAGAACAAGTACAAAGATCATTATCATCAGGTTTAGCGTCAGCAGAAATTTTTAGAGAAAGAGGTGTAAGAGCAATGCTTGGTTTCAAATCAGGTGTAAGTTTAAACGCTGAACAATCTGCGGAAGCATTAAATAAAGTTTTTGGAAAAGGTGGAAAATTCGGTAAGGCCGCAGAAGTGCTTGGAACTACATTTGATGGTACGTTGTCAATGATAGGCGATAAAATATTTAAATTTAAATTAGAAACTAATCAAGCTGGTTTCTTTGATTTCATAAAAGGTGGTTTGATTACAATTAATAAACTTGCAGAAGAAAATCAAAAAGTTTTAACTGAAATGGCTACTAAGTTTGGTAAAGCTATGATTACGTTTATTGAAGAATCAATAACAGGATTTATAAGATTGATAGACGCAACAAAAGTAGTTTTTAGAGTTATTATAGCTGGAGTAATGGGTATCGTAGATATAATTAATTTCTTGCCACCTGTCGTTAGAGAACTTGGTATTATAGGATTTTTGATGTTAGGAACTAGGGGTAGAATGCTTGTACTTGCAATAGGTGCAGTCATAACAACAATTAAAAAAATATTAGAAAAATTAGGTATTGAATTTAAAGGCATAAACAAACTTTTAGATGGTGGAAATACAAAAATATCAAAAGCAGAAGAACTTTTTGCAAGAGTAAGAGAAGAAATTGAATTGAATACCCTTGAAGTTACAAAAATGCAAGAGGAAGTACAAAAAGCAAATGAAGAAGCTAAAAAACTTCAAAGAAATTTATCACCATTTAGAAAAGAGTTAGAGAAACTAAACGAAGATTCATTAAAGAAACTAACATCATTATCTAAACAAGCGTTTGATATTATTAATTTAGGTATTACAGGTATGTCTAAAGGTATTGCAGAATCAATAGTAT